CTCGGAATGAACTCGCTCAAATAAAATCGGAAGCTAATGATCAAAAGTTAGCACGTGATAAACTTTCAGAGCATTGCGAGCGGTTTCGGCGTAAGTCTCCTTTTCATGGCAGTCGGGGTACTCACTGCGATACTGTTTATCGTCTTACCTCTAAATTGAAGGGTAAAAATGACACTTTACCAAAGTTCGAACCTGTTCGCAGTGTAGAACACATCATATCTATGTTGAATAAGCAAGCCAGCGGTGGACATCCTTACTATAAAAAGAAAGGATTACTTCTTGATGTAGTTAAGAAGGTTATGAATGATATTTCTAAGGAGTCAGTCGATCCCGAGATATTTGCAAGACCGGCAGTTATTCATCGTGCTTTACAACCTGGTGATGATTCGATTAAAAATAGATGAATATTTTGTGTGCCTATAGAAATTACAATCCTTGAGATGTATTTTGGGATTCACATTGTTTCGTATTTTTTACAGAATAATGATACTCCTTTAAAACTGGGATCTACTCAAGTTGAGTTGTTTAAGTATTTGATGAAAAACAAGAAAGGTAAATCTGCAGCCTCAGGTGACTATTCAAAGTTTGACTCGACCCTACCTAAACATTTACAATATACATCATTCCATATTATCAAACACATGTTAAATCTCACTAGCTATGAGTCATCTTTATTTGACGTGATGGTTGGTTATATTGTAAATTGTAATTGTTATCATCCACATATTGGGTATTTGAAACGTTCGCGTGGACTAATATCTGGTTCATTCTATACAAATTTAGTTGATAGTATTTCAAATGCTTATGTTATAGAATATTGTCTTCATATCGGGCAAGACATTCGCAATGCGGACAATTCTTTGTTATACAATGTCTCTGGTGATGATAGTGTCTTTTTCTATGATAAGTTAGATCTTGGGTTATTAACTAGACGCGCGAAGTACCACTTTGATATGGTTTTGAATTTCCCTGATGAACATCAGTTCAAACCTTCGGTGTCTATGGTCAAATTTCTTGGTTCTGTTTTCGGGCAGAGAGGGCCTTTTCGGGGGGTAAAGAAAATGGCAATTGGCGCTGCCATGACTAGTCACAAGTGACCGTGATTCGATGATCCAAGTGATTTAATCAAGTCAAGAGTTTTCACTGTCTTCGGTAATGACTGTAGACTACCATCTTGATGGTCGGAGTGGGGATGAGGAAACATCTCTGGTCAAAAAGTTTATTCTTTTGACACTCCTGCGACTTGGTTAAACCGGTTAAAATATGAACGAGCTCAGTTTGAGTCAGGTTGGGTTACAGCCTCAGCTGAGCCATGAAAAGACCGGTAGATAGGAGTTGTTTTACAATAG